TCAAGGTCATTGTAGCCCTTCACGGACGGGTCTTTCGCAATCCTTTCTGCTTCCAGCATGGCGGCAATGGTGTCCTTGCTGGGCTGGTTGAGAGTGATTTCAAACGGGATGCCGCCGTCGCGGATGGACTGACGAACGAAAATGTTGAACGCCGTGGAAAGGTTCATTCCCAGTTCTCCGAAAAGCGCGTCCGCCTGCGCTTTCAGGTCGCTGTCCATGCGGATGTTGATGTTGGTGGTGGTCATGTTGATGCAACTCCTTTCTGACAATACTATTATACGCAATTTGCACGAAAAATGCAACACATTGCACGAAAAAACATGAGCAAATGAAGAAACACCTTGCGTGCATGGATGGTGCAGACGCTATGATGAACAGGAAATGGGGAGGATGTGTATGGCAGGAGATTGCAGCAGATACCGCGCCGCGTACAACCCGCAGCGGATGCGTGGGCAGATGGCGGGAGCAGAACAGACGGAGAGAATCGACACGTCGCTGCTGTATGACCCGGCGCAGATGAGCCAAAAGCGGCTGCGCGAAATGATTTGCCGCAACGGACACCGGCTGGAGGATTGCAGCGCCTGTCCGGAACTGTGCGGGTACGGGCGCGAATGGCTGCGCAGGAAGGGGGAGAAGAGCAATGTTCAGGGAACGAAAACTGACGGATGACTTCTGCTGGAAAGGCATCTGGGCGAGCCAAATGGGCGTTATCGTCACCCAACAGGTGCAGTACCATCGACCGGCGCTGCGCAGGGAGGCAATCACTGTGCCGGGCAGGTCGGGGACGCTGCGCCTTTTGGGGAACGATGCCTATGAGGATATTGTCTACGCACCGGCATGTGCCATCGTGCCGGAGGCGGACTGCGAAAGCGTCTGGGTGTGGCTGTGCGGGCGCGGCGAGGTGATTTTCGGCAGTATGCTGGATTACGTTTTCGACGCGGAACTGTCAGAAGCGTTCGACTGCTCCGCATTAGCGGAGGGACATCCCGGCAGCTACACGATTTTTACGCCCATCTTCACTTGCAATCCGCTGCGGCGCAGTGCGATTGCAGAGCCAATGACGGAGATTTCTCCAACGGGTGCGGCGGGGTTCAATCAGGGGAACATTGCCGCCTATCCGCGAATTGAGCTGGCGATTCCGGAAGCTGGGGAGGTCACGCTCACCATTGCAGGCAACGCGCTGCGTGTGCAGGTGAGCGGCGCAGGGAATCTTGTGCTGGATATGGAAACCGGCGTTGTCTGTGATGAAACCGGAGCGCCGTCGCCGATTGCGAGGGAAATGAGCGGAAGCCGTCTGACGCTGCCGGTCGGCGAATGGAAGCTGTCCCTGAGCGGTAATGTGACAGGCGGCGCGATGGACGTGCGAACGCGCTGGGTGTGAGGGGCAAGCGATGAATGATGTGATTCGAGTATACGATGCCCGTGATGCCGACTGTGCAGGAGCAGGGCTTGGTGTCATCAGCCCAACGGAGTGCGAAGCCACGGAGGCAGCGGGCGGGGATTATGTGCTGACGGCTGCCATCCCTATTGCAGACGGTACGGGCTGGGAGCTTGCCCTGCTGGATCGGCAGGTTGTGGCGATTGTGCCGGTGGGAGCGGCAAGAAAGCGCCAGCGCTTCCGCATCCATGCGACAACGGTGCAGGACGGCGGCTTGACGATTGCAATTCAGGCGCGTCATATTACCTATGACCTGAGTTACTATGTTCTGCATCAGGAAGAAGAAACGACGGAGAAGATTTCCGCCAGGGAAGCAGGCGAAAAGCTCTGGAACGCCATCGAGGGTGGCGCTGGCGCGTTTGCCCTGCACATCGAGTTGGACAAGCAGCTGCGCATTTCGTGGGGGCGAATCAACGTCATCCGCGCATTGCTCGACCAGACGGGCGGATTCGTGCGCAAGGCGCGGGCGCGACTGCTGCGGGACAATCAGGACATCTACCTGCTGCAGTCGGATGTGCTGGACAGCGGACTGATTATCCGGCGCGACGTGAACCTAACGGCGCTGTCAGTAGACCGGGACACGACGGAAACGTACACGCGCCTGATCCCGACGGGGCAGGACGCAAACGGCGACGTGATTTATCTGCCGGAGAAGAGCATCGACGCGCCGGAAATCGACGACTACGCGATGCCGCGCGTGTATACATGGGCAGTGTCGGGCGCGCGGGTCGGGCAGGAACGCACGCAGGACGACGGCACGAAGGCGGCGCTGACGCTGGAACAGGTCTATGACTTGCTTCGGGACGCGGTGCAGGAGAAGCTGGATGCCGGTGTGGGTGCGCCGGAGCAGTCGGGGACGGTCGAATACATCGATTTGAGCCGAACGGAGCAGTTCGCAACCCTTTTTCGTCTGCAAGATGCGTTTCTCTACGCGCAAATCACGGTCGAAAACGCGCTGACTGGATTTCGGCTGAAAAAACAGGTCAGCGGGTACACCTGGGACGTGCTTGGTCAACGGTACACGCAATTGAAGCTGGGCGACCCGTGGGCGGACGGCGGAAAGGACAGCTTCGTTACATCCAGCCAGCATGATTCCTCCATGCAGGCGCTGACGATTTCGCAAGAGCAGTTCGACGCGATGCTGAAACGTCACGCGGTGGCGGTAGAGGACAACAAGCAGAAAATTTCGGATGTCGAAATCGAACTGGATGCGGCGAAGGCAGAAATCGACTTGCGGACGAAGCGGCTGGAATCCGACTTCGGCGCACAGCGGGACAAGATAAATGAGGCCGAGGTGCGCATCAGCGCGGCGGAGGCGGCCATCGAGCTGAAAGCAAACAGTCAGACCGTCGAAGGCATGAACCAGCGGTTGGGCCGTGCAGAAGCGAATCTTGATGCGGCGCAAGCAGCGATACAGCTCAAAGCCAGCCAAAACGACATGGACGATGCTCTGAGCAGGCTGAATGCAGCGGAAATCAGCATTGACGGCGCAAATGCCGCTATCGAGCTGAAAGCGGACAAGAAAGTGACAGACACGCTGGGCAATCGCTTGATGGAGGCGGAGGCATCCATCAAGGCCGCGAACGGCGCAATCGAACTGAAAGCCAGCAAGACGGATGTCGATGGCCTGGCGACGCGCATGAGCAACGCAGAAGCGTCGATTGATGCGGCGAATGCGGCAATTGACCTGAAAGTCAGCAAAGACGGAATCATCAGCGCCATCAATTTGAGCAGCGACGGAGCGGTTATCAGCGCCAACAGAATCGACTTGTCCGGCTACACGACGATGAGTGATTTCAAAGCACTGTCCGGCGAACTGGATCGCATAAAATCGGGTACGGCAACGATTGACCGGCTGAGAGTGGGGACGCTGGTGGCTGATGCTGTCTCCGGCCCGAAATCCATCAACGCGGACAATGGGTGGTTCGGTGCGGTGCATGTCGGAGAAACGGCGGTTGCGCAGCATACGCTGACAATCGGGGGAACATCGTGCCAGTTCTTTGCGCCTGCCGATGCAACTTTTGACCTGAGCGACATGCCGGGCTACGATGATGCTCTGGATGCCGCGAGGAGAGAAGGAGCATCATCGGTGCATGTGCAAGCGCTGGAAGCATACGGAGAAAGCTACTATGCAGCGACAAAGACGGTCACGGCGAACTTGGACATCACGCTGAGCAACAGGGAGACAAGCCAGCATTCGGTGTCAGTCGATGCGTCTGGTGCGTACAGCGCGGGTCGCAGTGACGTGACCATTGGCGAAATCACCTGCGTAGACATTAGTGCGGGTGCTGACACGGGCAGGGTTCGCGTGACCGTTAAAATTAGTAACGGCAAGACGAAACAGCAAGTCTTTACGTTTGCATAAAACAGGGGGGTAATTGAATGGATGAGCAGGAAATGCAGCGACTTTTGGATGCGCTGCGGCGGCTGCACGTCAGCGACGAACCGGCAGGAAATGTGCGTTTGCTGACGGTATGTATTGACTATCTGGTGGCGGGAATTTCCAAGGTTCAGCAGGAGAAACAGAAGAAAGAAGGGGGAAAGACGTGACGATTACAGCACGGCTTGCCTATCAATTGAACCTTCGACGCGGGATGCAGAAGGTACTTCTGCCTGTGTTTGCTTCAGGCGATTCGTTGGCGCACGAAGTTGTGCTACAATGCGGGGCAAACGAAAATGTGGCACTAAACGATGCCAGGGTGTCTGCCACCTTTACCAGAGCGGACGGAAAAACAATGAATATCACGGGAACTGTGGCGCAGGACAAAATCAGCGTTCTGCTGCCGCAGCTTTGCTATGCAGTTCCGGGACGTTGCCTGTTGACGATTAGCCTTGAGCAGGAAAACCAGAAAGTGACGGTGCTGTATGCACGCGGTGCGGTGCTGACCGATACTTATAATAAGCCGGAACAGCCGACGACAAACGAGACGGCGCTTCTTGGAATGGCGATTTTGGGGAAAATGCGTTTGAATTACAGTTGAGGGGGGAGAAAAATGTCATACCAAAAGCAGAACTTCCGCGATGGGGAAGTGCTGTCGGCGGAGCAGTTGAATCGAATGGAAGAGGGCATTGCAAAGCTCGAAACCAACATGATTACCGCCGAAGAACCTACGGCTTCCGAAGATGTCCAGTCTTCCGTAGAATCCATCCTGAAATCCATTGAGGACAAGGGAAATGGGTTGCTTGCGCTGCTTCAGAAGAAGGGCGACGAAATTCTGGACGCATCAGCACAGAAAGGTGGCAATACGGATGTTGTGTACTGCTGGGGCGACAGCCTGACGGAGGGCGTTGGCGGGGACGTTGCAACGCAGGAAAGTATCCAGCGGTTTATCGTGAGCGCATACCCCGATGTGGTGGCGAAAACGTATCCATGCGTTAATCTTGGTTGCCGTGGTGAAACAATCCAAACCATCATGGCACGGCAAGGTTCTGATCCGATGGTGGTTGGCGGCTTTACGATTCCGGCATCAGCGGATGAGAATGCCCTCGTGGGCTACCTGCGCGGCAATTATTACGCGGATACTCGCCTTGGCATCGCAACGGCATCCGGCGACGTGGCGCAGCCGTTGAAGGAATCCGAAGCGGGCGTGAATCCCTGTATTATCGCAGGCGTAGAGGGAGTTCTATACCGCGACTATATAGCCGATTCGGAGGGGCGCTATGCGTACCGCTTCCGGCGGTTGGCGGACGGCGAAGCAACCGCCGTACCAGCGGATACGCCCATCGAAACCTATGCCATGCGCAAGTATCGGAATGGCGTTGCGGTTATCTGGATGGGCGCGAACGGTGCGGTCAATTCGCACGCTGCGTATATCCAGAAGCTGAAATCCATGATAGCGTATGGCAATTACAGCAACTACATTGTTGTGATTGCGCGTGAGTACGTCAAGCAGTGGATTTTTGAGGACGCAAACAGCATCGAAAAAGCGCTGACGGACGAAGACGGGACGTGCCATCTGCTCTATCTGCCGGATGAGCTGGTTCGGCGCGGCTATGTGTTGGCTGGAATCGCTGCGAGCGCGAATGTGCCGGACACATCCGCGTGGACAACGACGGATGCCATCAAGAAGAATGCGCCGCTGCTGATGTATTCATCCGGTGGCAACACGGAGGACAAGTTCGATACACTTCACTTTTCTGCATATGGATACAAAGCCATCGGCAAAATGGTTGTGGAGAAGATTGGGCAGCTCATGAAAACTGGCGGTGGAAGTTCTGGCGGCGATACGCCGACGCCTCCGGTCGATGTTGGCTACGTCAAGGACGGCGAGGACGATTTCGGCGCGTATGCTTTCAAGCTGACACGCCCGAAGACAGGAACGGGCAGCATTTTTAATACGGGCTACAAACCGCATGACGTAGAAAAGAATTGGACGATTGCTTGCCGATTCGCAGATAACATGATTACGACGGCGGAAGCCGGTACGCTTGGCTGTATTTTTGAATCTCGGAAACATTTCTCTGGCGCAGAAAGCAAGAAAGACACCGTAGCTTATTTGCGCCGAACAACAAATAACGACGGCAGCTATTCGTATTCTCTTGGCGGTGGATTCGGTGCATTCTCTTTCAATCCGGAGCAGTCCAATGGCTATGTTGCGCCGACAGACGGTTATCATGATGCAATCATCCGCAAAGAGGGCGGACTTTACACCTTCTGGTTCGATGGCGGCAAGGCGTATAACTCAGCGCTTGATTATACGATTCCTACCGACCACTACACGGACGAACCGTTGTACCTCTTCGGGCGTGTTGAAAACGGGAACACTTATCAGGTCATGACGGGTGAGATTAAAGATTTCCGTATCTATGAGACAGCACTGAATGACACGCAAATTTCGACATTATGCCAAGCGATGAAAGGGTGAGTAGCATGGCGAAAATAAAAACACTGTATCAGAACGGGCAGCAGATTATGCCTGTTACGCATCCCAAGGCGGTTATGGATGAGAACGGAATTTCTCTTGATGTTGTGCTGGCGCAATTGCAGGCTCGCATTGCAACGCTGGAAGCAGGCGGCATTACGGTTACGACCGCCGACCAGCTTGTTTCCGCTGTTCCGCTCAATTCGTGGAAGTTCAACCTGATTTCCGCGACGGCGAACACGGCGTATTCCTCGACCGCCGAAGCGGCAGCGGGGTTTGACGACGCAAGCTGGCGGACGGTCAGCGTGCCGCATGACTGGTCTATTGCGCTGGACTTCAATGCGTCCAGCCCCGCGACGTATGAGGGCGGGTATCTGGATGGCGGTGACGCGTGGTATCGCACGACGGTCAGCGTGAACAAGCAGAACGGGCGGCGGTATGTGCTGTGCTTCGATGGCGTGTACATGGAATCGACCGTGTACGTCAACGGGCAGCAGGTACACAAGAACTATTACGGCTACAACCCGTTCGCGGTGGATGCGACGGAACAGATGGTCAGCGGCGTGAATACGATTGCGGTGTTCGTGCGCAATGAGCAGCC